TCACGCATCCGGCGCGCCTTTTCGGTCTTGAGCCAAGCCAAGGCCTCGGCCATGCGCCTTTCCAGCGGGTCCGCGGCATGGACATTCGGCTCGCGGCCCATCTGCGCGCGGAAAGGCCTTGATGCGTGGCCAGAGCGTTCTGGCTTCATCCCCGCTCGTGTTGACGCGCAGTGCGACCATGGCCGACTGCATCTGCGACAACAGCGTCGAATCCAGAGATTTCGACGCGACCTCGAAGCGTTCCTGGAACGTGTTGACGCTGTCGATCAGCTCCATATCGATCTCGCGCACGTTTATGAACTTCTTGACCATTTCCATCAGTGTATTCGGCATGGCGTCGGGCGTATCATCATCGTCCGGCTTGGCCCCAGTGAATGTCTCCTGAGCCTCGGCAAAACCCTTCTTGGCCTCTTTGCGGGCCAAAGTCAGGATGTTCATATGTGCCGCCAGATGCTGGCGCACGGACTCGCGTTCCTCCGGCTCAAGGTTCTCATACCGGCGTTCCACGATGTCGGTCAGCACCATCTGCGTCGCGACCTCGGGCGCGGTGTCAGGCATCAGAACGCGACGGTCCATCTCCTGATAGGCGCTGGCCAGCAGATCCTGCATATCCTGTTCGCAGATGTCACGGGCGCGGTCGGTGGGCGGTTCAATCAGGCCCTTGATGCCGATCATGACATTCCCTTGACCGTCGGTTTCGACGGGCGCGCGCACGTCACCATCCTCCCGGCGGTAGAACTTGAAGTTCGGCGCCAGCACCTGCTCCATCAGCAGCGAACCGGAAATCGCCTTCAACATGTCGTTGACGGCATCGGCCACCGCACCAGTCTCCACACCTGGTTCCGCCACAAGGTTCGTGAACAGCGCACGCGGCTTGCCCGGCGCATCGCGAGTGGCTCGGCCAATGATCTGCACAATCTCGGTTAGTGAAGAACGATAGCCGATGGTCAGCGCATGTTCGCACCAGACCCAGTCGAACCCTTCCTTGGCCATCCCAAGTGCGATGATGATGTCCACCTTGGCGCGATCGGCGGCATCGTCGCGCTTGCCGTCTGGGCCGCGGATTTCGCGCGACAGCGCCGCCTTGACGATGTCGCGCCCCGGCCCGTCATCAAACAGATCAGCCACCCGCACAACGCGACCATCGGGACGCACGACTAGATCGATGCCCGTGGCGGGGTCGCGGCCCTTGTGTGTGCCGATCAGATCCATGATCCGGCCCACCTCGTTGAACTTATCGTCGAAGGCCTCGGCCGATCGACGATGCGGTATGTGGATGACCGTCTTCTGATCGCGATTCAGAACGCCCGGCAGCCCGTTGGTGTAATTGCCTTTGTAGAACGCATAGTTGATTCCAAGCGCCTTCAGGTGCTCATACCCCTCCAACTGTTCGTAATAGCTGTAGGTGACCTTGGTAAAGCGGTCCTCGTCCTCGGTTCGCAGCACGGGATCGCTGTCCCCGCGGAAATAGCTGCCTGTCATCGCCATGATGTGGCATTCGCCGCGGGTGATCAGGCTGCGGAGGATCACACCGAGACGGTTGTTGTCCGAGGCCGAGACGTGGTGGAATTCGTCGATGGCGATGAAGCAGTTGTCGAACGCCTCGATCCCCTTTTCCGCTGCCACCTTGTCATAGCCGAAACGGAAGGTCGCATGGGTGCAGACCAGCACCGCCGCATCGCTGTCCATAAATGCCTCGAAGGCCTTGACCTTCTGCGCCTCGGCCCCGTCGCCGGTCAGGCACAGGTTCCAGCGGTCATCGACCTGCCAATCAGCCCAGAACCCATAGCTGGTCAGGTCAGTCGAACGGAACGACCCGCCGATCGAGGTTTCGGGCACGCAGACGATAGTCTTGGCGAGCCCCTGATGCCGCATCTTGTCCAGCGCCACGAACATCAGCGCGCGGCTTTTTCCGGCGGCAGGCGGGGCCTTCAACAGCAGGAACTGCGCCGCGCGGGCGTCGTAGGCGCGGGCCTGCATCTCGCGCTGGCCAAGCGCGTTGGACCGTCCGAAGGTGATATCGACCATCAGCGGCCCCCTTTCGCGCCAAGAGCTTTGACCCGTGCCGCATGCAGTTTGAACAGTTTTTCCAGCCGCTCGGTATCGTTGCGGAAGGGGCGGCCGATATACATTGTTTCCAGCAGCTCATCGTTTTCGCGATGAACAACCCGTAGATCGTCGGGCATCTTGTCGGGATCGTAAAGGTCAGCGATCGTTTTCGGATAATGCGACTAGCGGCATTTCAGGATGTTCATGGCCGAGGCAGACAGCGCAGCAAGCTGCGCATCGGCGAATTTCGGCACTGGGAGGGTGTTCCAGCCCAGCGTGTTCGAATACCGGAAATCAGACTTCAGCTTACCGCAGACCGCGGCAATTCATACCAGATGCAGGCGCGAAGCAATCAACGCGACGCACCAGTCAGGCGCGTCGTAGAGCACCTGGTTCAGGTTCGAGGAAATGACATCGGCGCCGACCTTTTCGACCGGAAGGTAGGGGCGGCGTTCCGAGGTGACGCTGGGGATGAGGATGGATGGTGCCGAAGGATCAATGCGGATCTGATCAAATTCGAATGGGCGTTCGGCCATGCGGCGCGTGGGTTCCTTAGTGCTGTCTAGCCTAAACTCTCGCACCTTAGCGATTTGTGCGGCGACCGGGGGTAATGCCATCGCGTCATCCACCTGATCCTCCTTGATCCAAAGACAATAACGATGGAAGCCATTCACAATCTCCTGCGATCCCATAACGCGACCATAGGTCTTGACCTTGTAGCTTTCCTTGCTCTCGCCCAGCGTCCCGCGCTTGAACTCGCCGCTCTCGCCCACTTCCAGAAGCTGGGGTGCATCGCCGAGCTGGACCCGGTGCATCGCCTTGAAGTCGGTGGCGAGCACCTGGCGGCAGAACAGCATGAAGGTGCGGGGATAGGCCTCGTAGGCCTGCCGCAGAGTCTTGTTGGTCACCGCCGACAGGATCTCGGGGAAGTCCGAGGTCGAGTGCAGGGCCCGCGTAGCCACCTCGTCGCGCGAGAGGCCGCGCGTGTTCACCCCGGAGTTGCCGAGGCTCTCGCGGGCGAGCTCCAGTAGGGTCATGCCGCGATACTGCCGGGCGGCGTCATCCAGCTGGAACAGCGTCGGGCTGTAGCGGTGCAGCAGCGCATTCGCCACCGCATCGCGTCGGGTGATGCGCTCGTCCCGGCCGCCCAGGGGCAAGGAGACATGGGGGAGGTCCGGGTCTCGTCGGACTTCGCGGCGACCTGGTCGAGGATCAGGCGGCGCGACTCGTCGACGCTGACCCCGCGCTTGACCAGATCCTCGGCGAAGCTGCGCTCGAGGTTCAGCCGCCCGGCCAGATCGTAGATGGTGGAGACGCGGTCGCGCTCGGCCTCCCGGGCACGGGTCGCGATGGCTTCGGTATCCAGGGCCTCGGGCTTGGGGGCCTTGGGCTGGCTGCGCATCTCAGCCGCGCGCGTCTGCGCCTCGGCCGCGCCGGTCTTGTCGTCGGGCATGGTGATCTCCTCGGTCGCTGCCGTGTCGGGGGTGTCGTCGGCCGGGGCGGCCGGGGTCGTCTTGTCTGTCATCGCGGATGCTCCTTCGCTGGTTTCGGCGTCCCGGCGATGGAGGACGCAGTCGTGATGTTCGCCCTTGGCGCGGAAGCCTGCGGCGGGATCGGCGCCGACCGGTACGGCCGAAATCTCGAACGGGGTCCAGTCGACCGCCCGCCAAAGCTCGCGCTGGCCATCGGGTTTCGAGATGTCGAAGCGGTGGACCTGATAGCCGATCGAGACAGCCCGGATGTGCCCGGCCTGGATGTCGCGCCAGATCGGCTCGACGTCGGCACGCTCGCTGATCCGCACCTGCGCGATGCCGCGACCGTTCTCGATCCGGGCCGAACCGGGCACGACCGAACCGATGACGGCGTCGAGCGTGTCGATCTCATGGACCTTCAGGAACGGCGCGCCCGCGTTCAGCCGTTCGAGACGGACATGGGCGGGGTCGAGGCTCAGCTCCTCGTCATAGGGCTCGCCGAAGAAACTGGCGCGGCGAACGCGGGCGCCCGCAGACCAGATCACCTCGACGGTGCGCGCGTCATTGTCGACGCTGTTCGGCGCAAGCTCCGCCGACCGGCGCAGGGCCGGCAGTTCGATCATCGTGTCCATCAACGGTTCCCAGAATTGGTGCACGCTTTCGCCGCGCACACGTCTAGATCAGACCTAGGCGACTTAGATTGACATCCAAGTCTAGATCATCTAAGTCTGATTAAGACATTTTAGATAGGAGGACGGAATGCCAAATCTCGTCACAAGTCTCGACAGCGCGCTGGCTGCCATCAAAACTCTGAACGGCAGCCTGCATGAACACCCGGAGCTCGCAGACCGATTGGGACAAGCCCATGCGTTCTATGTCCTCGAAGAGGAGGATGGTCCGAGTTTTGGTTTTTCGAAGTTCGTTGGCTATAATGGCCTGACGCCGGATGATTACCTTCGAGACTACAAGTCACTAGATGGTCGCAACACGGAGCACGCCCTGTCGAAGTGGTTTGAAGAACTGCGATTTGGGTCACCGGCCTATGAAGATCTGTTCCAGAAACTCTCCGAATGGCTCGGAACCTTCGGCAAGCGGCCTCGAGGTGGCGAAGCTCAGAAGGTGCGGCTAATGGTTGTCCGCCCAGAATTCCGTGAAATGGCCTCGGATCAGGGTGAAGACAGACGGCTGCTCCAACTGATGCTCGCCGTTGCCGACATGCTTCCGGCCAATCAGAGGCTCGAACTCCGAGCGGCCTTGTAGGCTTCACTTGGTCTGAGAGTCCTCTACCTCGATACCTCATTTGTGACTTCTGACGGGTCGCCCGCCTGCGCACTGCCGGTCTTGGTGACGCGGCGCGGGTCGCTGTCGAGCACGAGGCCGAGGTCGTCGAGTTTGGCGTTTGTCGCGGCGATCTCGGTCAGCACGGCGTCGGGGTTGCGCCCCTGCCGGGCGATGGCCTGCGCCAGCGTCATGGTACCCGACCGGATGGCCAACAGGTCCGCCATCGCATCCTTCTGCGGATCGACGGCCTCGAACTTCGGCGGCTGCCATTCGACCGGGACATCGGGTGTCGGGATCTGCCCCGCCGCCCATGCGGCTTCCGTGAACCAGCGTCAGACCGGCGCGCAGAACATCGGGATGAATAGCTGCCACTGCAAGGCGTCGATCTGGCGGCGGAACTCCACGAGCCCCGCCCGGATCGAGGAATAGTTCACCTGGGAGAGGTCCCCGGTCAGCAGCTCGTAGGGCACCCTAAACCCGGCCGAGATCGTGTGTAGGCAGGCGCGCTTGTATTCGCCGTAGCCACCGGTGGCCGAGGGCTGGTTGAAGCGGATGTCCTTGCCGCCGCGGGCATAGGCGATGAGCCCGGGTTCGAACTGCTCGACCCGGTTGCCATCGGCATCGACCACGGCTGGCGCGATGCCCTGCTGGGCCTCGTCGTCGCCGAAGACGATGGCGGTGACGCAGGCCTCAGTCTTCTTGCGGACAAGTTCGGCCACCTCGTAATCGTCGAGATCGCGCAACGACCGGATCACCGGCGCGCCCCAGGGAACGCCGCGCGCCTGCGTGCGCTGCTTCTCGTAGACATGGGCGATCTCGGTCGCCGGAACCGGGCGGCTCTGCAGGCCGTTCTGCAAGGCCCCATAGGCGTCGCCCGGGTGCTCGGCATGGAGCCAATAGGCCCGGCGCTTGCCGACCGGGTCGAACTCGATCCCCTGCACCAGCCGCCCCGCGCCGAGGACGCCGGATTTCGTGGCGTCGAGGAAGTCGGCCTCCAGCACCTGCAATTGCAGCGGAACGGCCAAGCCGTCCGAGGATCGCCGCTGGCGGCGGCGCACCAGGACTTCGCCCGCCTCGACCATCTGGCGGCAGATCAGGGTCTGGAGCCCATAGAAGTCGAGCTGGCCGTCCGCGTCGCAGTCCGCCGTCCAGCGCTCGAAGAGTGCGTCCACCTTGCGGTCCAACGCCTCGTTACCGCTCGCGGCGCGCGGCATGATCCCCGCGCCGATGATGTTGTTGACCAGCACCGCGACGGCCTTTGCGGCATGCGGGTTGTTGCGCACCAGATCCCGCATCCGGTCGCGTAGCAGCGCCCCGGCCACGCCAATCTCCGTGTCAGCAGAGGATCCCGGCGCGCGCCAACCGTCCGTCCGTCGCCCTTTCGCGGCCCCATCATAGCCCCGCGTCAGGGTCTCGAAGGCCTGACGGGCCAGCACGCGCCTGGCGGCGGCCCGAGGGGCGACGGAGGCAATGGCCCAGTCGAACCAGTTGGCCGACATCTTCGGTCTCCGCGCGAGAAGCCCGCTAGCCCGGCCACAGGCAGCGGCCGTGCGGTCCCAGCGATGGCGCGTTCGATGGTGCGGATGCGGGCGAGCAGGTCTTCGGCCGAGCCGTAGTCGACTGACTTGCCGTCATAGCTGACCCGGGTCGTGCCGCTGGCATAGGCCCGGCGCAGCGCCGAGAGCTCGGTTTCCGTCCAGTCGGTCATCTTCAAAACCATCCTTCCCGCCGCCCAAGCCAGTCGGAGCGGCGCTTGCCCTGTGGGGCCTGTCCGGGCCGGTGAATTTGACCGGCGGGATCGGTGTCACCGTAAGGCGCAGCCCCGAGCTGATCCTCGAGGTCGCGCCATTTCTCATCAGGCCGGCGGTCCGCGCCCGCGATCCAGGCGGCGGCGCGGGCATAGACCCTGCAATCCAGCGCCTCGTTGCGTTCACGGAGTTTCTGCCATTCGAGTTTCGCGAAGCCGCGCTTGGTGCGGACGGTCACCAGCTGTTCGGCCACGACCTGCTTCAGCCACTCACTTTCGACCCATGTCGGCAGGTGGATCGTGCCGGGCGGAAAGGCCGCGCCCTCGGCGCGTTCTTCTTCAGTCGGCCGTTCCAGCCGCAGAAAGCGGTAGGTCTCGGCCTTGAATGTCGAGACCGCTACGGTCCAAAGCCGGGCTCCGCGCCGCAGACGTTTCCCACCCTCGGTCGCATCGACAAACGTCGGCCCCGACACCGGGCTCGAGCGGTTGAACCCCTCGACGCCTTTGACCGGCGAAACCTGGGCGGCGCCTTGCGCCCGCGACCAGGAATAGACCGCCGGGGCCTCGTAACCCGTGTCGATAGCCAGCCGCGCGATGCGCAGATGTGCCCCGCGTTCGTGCGGCCAGCAGCGGTCGAGCAGCGCGGTCAGCTCCGACCACGCGTCATGCCGATCCGGCCCGCCCTCGATCACGACGTGATCGACGAGCCAGCTTTCCAGCCCGCGGCCCCAGGCCCAAACATCGACCTCGATCCGGTCCTTCTGCACGTCAGCCCCGGCGGTCAGGAACAGCCCGCCCGCAGGCACCATGCCGGATGTCCAGCGCTCGCGCCGGTCGTAGAGCCGCTGCCAGTCCGGCGCTTCGCCGGTCTCGACCCAGGTCTCGCCGAGGATGGTGTTGCGGAACGCCTTTATCGCCTCGTCCGAGCCCTTTGCCGCGTCCCATGCCCGCACGATCCGCTCCCAGCTCAGCCACCCGATCGGCGAATAGAGCGCCGAGAGGTGATACCCGACCGTGCTCGGATCGGCGGCCGTGGCGGTCGCCCGCCATTCGCCGCCCTCCAGCATCGCCGTCTTGTGGTGCTCCGCGATGGGCGTGTCGCAGCCCTCGCAGTGATATTCCGCCGTCTCCGGGCGGCCCTTCTGCCAGCGCAGTCGGTCGAACTTCAGCCATTGCATTGCGCCGCAATGCGGGCACGGCACGAAATACCGGCGCTGGTCGCTGGCCTCGTACTCGCGCTCGATCCGGCTCAATCCCCGGATGGTGGGCGTCGAGACCAGGAACACCTTGCGCCGGTGGGCGAAGGTCAGCGACCGCGCCTCGGCCAGCGTGACCGGATCGCCTTCCTCGTCGGCCGAAGCCGGATAGGCATCGACCTCGTCCAGAAAGATGTAGCGCGCCGGGGTAGACCGCAGCCCGACCGCCGAGTTGGCCCCTGTCATGATCAGGATGCCGCCCGCAAATTCCTTCGACAGCATCGTGTTGCCCGCGTCCCGCGACCGGGCCGGTTTGACCCGCTCCCGCAGCTCCGGACTTTCGTCGATCAGCGGATCGATCCGCTGGCGCGAGTTGCGTTTCGCCAATTCCACCGTCGGCTGGACCCCCAGCATCGGTCCCGGCGCCTGGTGGATCGCGAACCCGATCCAGTTGTTGCCCGCCTCGGTCGCGCCGACCTGTGCGGCCTTCATGAACACAACCCGCTGCGTGGGATCGCCGGGGCTCAGCCGGTCCATGATCTCGCGCATGTAGGGCGTGCGCACCGTGCGATACCGCCCGGGTTCGGCCGAGGCGCGACCCGAGAGCATCCGGTGCCGGTCCGCCCATTCCGAAACGGTCAGGTCCGGGTCGGGTCGGAGCCCGTTGCCCCAGGCGCGCAGGATCTCGCCCGCGCCGTCGAAGTCCGTCAGGCCATCGCCGCTCTCACCGGAAGTCGGGCTGGACCTCGGCGAGTTCGTCAAGGTGGGCGCGTACATGTTTCTCCAGCACCTTCTGCATCGCGGCGGGCTCCACGGTGATCTGCTGGCCCGTCGCGCCGCTGCACGAGGCCGAGAGCTCGGCCGCCATCAGTGCCGCCGCGCGCGCGGGCCAGTTCACCCACGCGTCCCGTTCCTCCCGCGCCAGCCGGAACACCAGCGCCAGCGCGCGGGCCCGCTCGATCAATTCGCCCTTCAGCTTCTGGAGCCGGATGCGCCGCTCCTGCGCCTTCAGCGCCTCGTTCGCCGTCTTCGCCTGCAGGAAGGTTGTACCGCCGCCGACTGCGGGAACCGCCAGCCCCTGTTCGCGGAACGTGTCGCCGACGGCGGCCACCGCCGCCTCGGGGACGGGCTTCAGCTTCGGTGCGGGCGGCTTCCTCGTCTTCGACGGGTCGGTCGTCTCGGCGCGCCGCGCGTCGCTCGCGGCCGCGTTGATGCTGCCGTCGGGATAGAGGACCAGCCGCTCGGCCACCTTCGCCTTCTGGATCGCGCCCCGCGACAGCCCGACATGGGCGGCGTACTGGCGCTCGCTCATGCCCTGCATCGGCAGCCCCGATTATCATTCAAAATCATTTGCTTATCGAGTTGATAAGCGCGGCGGACAGAGGGAACGTGATCCCACGAAGACGATGCAACTCACCAAGGAGCCACGACGATGACCAGCCGCCTGAACCCGATCAGCACCCCGCGCCACGAACTCCGCGCCGAGAAAGCGCGCCTGAACCAAGACACCGCTTTGGCCGCCTTCATTGGCAAGAAAGCCGAGATCGACGAGATGCTCGCGCGCCTTCAGGCCCTCAGCGACGATCATTTCAACTTCGACCCCGAAGCCGTCAACTGGGGCAGCGTCGGATCGATCAGCAGCGTCGCAAGCGATCTGCGGCAGATCACCGATTTCCTCTTCGGCGAGGGCGAACACGCCGAGTGAACGGGTCAACTTCCGGTCCCTCCCGCCGACTGGCGGGCTCGACCTCGTAGAAGGGCCCGCATCCCGCGCGCCCCGATACGGGAGACGACGATGCCCCAACTTTCCGACACCCAAGCCCTGATCCTGAGCGCTGCCGCACAACGGCCCGAGCATATCGCCCTGCCACTGCCCGAGAGCCTGCGCGGTGGCGCCGCCGCCAAGGTGGTCGGCACAATGCTCGCCAAGGGCTTCCTGCAGGAGGTCGACGCCGACATGCGCAACGGCGAACCCATATGGCGCGAAACCGGCGATGGCCACGGCGTCACGCTGGTCGCCACCGGCGTGGGCCTCGCCGCCATCGGCATCGAGACCGAGGACGCGAACGCCGCGCCTGCGGGCGCGACGGACGTGCCGAGCGAACAGCCCGCGCCGAACACCCCCACTGAACCAAAACCCGCGCCCAAAGCGCGCACGCCGCGCGAGGGCACCAAGCAGGCCACGCTGATCGCCATGCTGCGCGCGCCGGACGGCGCGACCATCGAGGAGATCATGGCCGCGACGGGCTGGCAGTCTCACACGGTGCGCGGCGCGATGGCCGGGGCGCTGAAGAAGAAACTCGGGCTCGAGGTGACCTCGGAGAAGCTCGAGAGCCGGGGGCGCGTTTACAAACTCCCCGCCGCCTGACGCGCCGGACGCCGACAAGCTGATGGCCGCCGTCCCGCCGGGGCGGCGGTCGATCATTTGGCGGTCCGCATCCGGATCGCCTCGAACACCCGCCGCAGGGCGAAGGATCGTGCGATGCTCACCACGGTGAACACCGCGCCCATCTTTAGGTTCTGCGCCAGCGTTGTGTGCAGCCCGAAGACCGGGAAGATCAGGATCTGTGTGACGACGGCGACGCCGTAGCCGACGATCACGTTGGCGACGGACTCGACCAGCGACATGAGGCGGGTCTGCTTCATGTCGCCGCCTCATCCATCGGCCAGCAATTCAGCCGCGAGAGTTCGCAGCGCATGCGCCGCAACCAAGGGGACCACGCCGTTGCCACAGAGCCGAAGCCGGTCCACCCGGTGGGCCAGCCCATCAGCGCCTCGACGAACAGCGGGTTCAAGGTCCGGCGCGGCTCGGAGGTATCGCTCCCAGCCATCGGCGTCACCAGGACCTGGCGGCCACGCAGGCCGTTCACCGGCGTATTCGCCAGTGTCGTAGCGCCATCCTTGTGATCGCGGGCCGTCGGCGTCATCCACATCCCCGCCGCATGGGTCAGATCGGCTGTCTTGCGGTTGCCAGCGCTCGGCTTGCAGCCGTCGTTCGCCATCGGCGTCGGCCAGTCCCGCGCCATGCGGTCCAGACCCTTCTCGTCGCGCCGTTCGCCACCCCGGCTGCGGAAGCTGTCGATCTGCGGCGTCGGCCAGAGCGCGGCCGTCGTCGCCAGGTTCATGCCGTGCTGACCCGCTGCCTGCGACGGCGTCGGCTTCGTCTGCCGGTTCTCGTTCGCACTGGCCCTCGGCGTCGGCCACAAGCGCAGCAGTTCCGTCCGGTTCCCGCCACTCGAGCGGGTGCCAGAGCAGGCGCGCGGGGTCGGCCAGCTCGTCCCCCTCGCGGATGGCGAGGATGAAGAGCCGCTCGCGCTTGTGGGGCGCGCCGACTTCCGCCGCCGTGAAGAGGCCTGCCGCAAGGCGGTAGCCCATGCCGACCAGTCCTGAGGCGACTTCGGGGAAGCCGAGGCGGAGATGATGGGCGACATTCTCAAGGAAGACGAACGGCGGCTCCACTTCGCCGATGATGCGGGCGACATGGGGCCAGAGGTGGCGCGGGTCGTCCGCGCCCCGGCGCTTGCCCGCGACGGAGAACGGCTGGCACGGATAGCCCGCAGTGACGATGTCCACCGCGCCGCGCCAAGGGCGGCCGTCGAAGGTTCCAACGTCGTCCCAGACAGGCGCGCGATCCAGGGACGCGTCTTCCATCCGCGCCACGAGAGTGGTTGCGGCGAAGGTTTCCCGTTCGACATGGCCCACAGTTCGATATCCGGGCAAGGCGATGGCGAGCCCGAGGTCGAGCCCGCCAGCGCCGGAGCAGAGGGAGAGGCCGAAGAGACATGCGTCTCCGGCTCCGGAAGCGCGTCCGGAGGAAGGTAAAGCCAGGTCATGCATGTCACGCGGCGGTCTTGCGCTTTCGCGTGGGTTCGGGGGCGGCGTCCGTGTCCGGCGTATCGGCCGCGGGTTCGGTGCTGTCACCCAGCCGCTCGGTTTTCACCTGCGCGAAGGTCCGGCCGTCGCCTTCGAGAAGTGCGTCCTTTCCAGTCTCGGCCTGCCAGCGTTCCACGGCGACATCGATATAGGCCGGGCTGATTTCCATCGCGAAGACGCGACGGCCATTGGCCTCGCCCGCCATGATCTGCGAGCCAGACCCGCAGAACGGCTCGTAGCAGAGGCCGCCCCGAGCGACGTGCTGGCGCATCGGAATCCCGAAGGCGTCAAGCGGTTTCGGCGTGGGATGGTCGGGCCGGTCATCCTTGGCGAAGCTGGGCAGCGCCCATGTCGAGGGCAGCGTCTCCTCGGCGACCTTCGGTGGCCGGTTCGGTCGGCGCCAGCCCATGAAGCAGGGCTCGTGCTTCCAGAGGTAGTGCGAGCGGGTCAGAACCCCGCGGTCCTTCACCCAGATGATCTGCTGATGGACGAAGGCGCCCGCCTTTTCCCAGCAGGCCTCCAACATCGCCTGGCGGCGCGAGGCGTGCCAGCAGTACCAGGCGGCATCCTCGGCGATGGCCTCGGCCACGGCTGCAGCGATGAAGCCGTCGTAAAGCTCGGCCCCCTGCGAACTGTCGTCCCAGGTCGTGCCGTAGGACGCCGACCAGTCCTTGTTGCGGGTCGGATGGTTCGAGCCATCGTAATCGACGAGATACGGCGGGTCGGTCGCGAACAGGATTGCGCGCTCGCCATTCATTAGGCGGTGCACATCGTCGTGGCTTGTGCTGTCGCCGCAGAGCAGCCGGTGGTCGCCGAGGATCCACAGGTCGCCTGTCCGCGAGGCCGGATTGCGCGGCGGTTCGGGGATGGTCACAGGCGGCACGGAGCCCCCGGCGCCACCTTCTTCACCGTCGTCTTCCGCGACGTAGGCCAGCAGCTTGTCCAACTCGCCGTCGGAGAAGCCGACAAGCGACAGGTCGAAGTCGTCGGCCAGTAGGTCGTGCAGTTCCGCCGACAGCAGCGCCTCGTCCCAGGTGCCGAGTTCGGTCAGCTTGTTGTCCGCGATCCGGTAGGCCCGCCGCTGCGCCTCGGTCAGATGCCCGAGCACGATCACCGGCGCTTCGGTCAGCCCGAGTTGCGTGGCGGCCAGCACGCGCCCGTGGCCCGCGATCAGCTCTCCGTCCTCGGCGACGAGGCAGGGCACGGTCCAGCCGAACTCGGCCATGCTGGCGGCGATCTTCGCGACCTGATCCGCGCCATGCGCCTTCGCGTTCTTCGCGTAGGGCTGCAGGCGCGCAAGCGGCCAGGTCTCGATCGCGTCCGGGGCGAAGCTCAGCGTCATGGTGGGCAAGGTTCCTTGGGGCGGGTGGATGCCGGTGGCTTCCGGACTCCGGTTGCCGGGCCGGACTCCACACGGGGTCCAGCGGCCACCAGCGATGTCCGGTCGGAAGGCCAGCGTTCATTGATGTTTGCGCGGGGCGCGCGAGGCTCCGGCTTCCGGGTGGCTTCCCAAAAATCCGGCCCTGTCGCTGGCGATGTCCCGCGCTTCGCCCGCCAGCATACGAATATCGCCAGGAAGGAACCGGAAACTGCCGCGGGCTGGACCCCGGCCGGACCCTCGCTGGATACCGGGGTCCAGGTGGCCCCCGTCAACGCAAAGGGGAGAGCGAGCTATCCAGCGCACTCTCCCCATCTTGCCTTCGGAATAGCATGGATCTGTTGCAGATGTCGAAGGGAAAAGTGTTGCAACACATTGGAGTCACTGCGCATTCAGCCGCGCCGCGATCTTGGTCAGCGCCAGCTGCCAGCGCCGCCACGCGGTCGTGCGGTCGCACCCCAGCTCGCCGCTGATGTGCTTCCACGGCACACGCGCCGCGCGGGACCAGACCAGCTTGCGCTCCGCCTCCTCGATCCAGAGCACCCAGTCGAAGGTCTGCTCGAGCCGGGTGATCGCGGCGGCCGAGGGCCAGACCCGCATCGGCTGCGGCTCCATCGCCGCGATCTCGCGGCTGGTCCGCACGATGTCGGGCCAGGTGTTGAAGTAGCCCTGCGCCTTCACTGGCGGCAGCTTGCGGAGGGTGCGGAACGCCTCCTCGAAATGATCGGCGACGCAGTCGGCGGTCCATTCGCGATCAGCCATGGCGCGCCTCCCTGTCGGAAGGGCGCGGGCCGTAGAGCTTCTCGCCGAGCTGGCGGACCAGTTCACGCTCGGGCCAGGTGAGGCGGTCGTCATCGGCGGAGACCGCAAGGACACCCTGTTCCTGCCAGCCCTCGCGCTTGACCTGTTCGGGATCCCGGCGTCGGCCGCCGTAGCCGTGGGGGTGCCATCTCATGCGACACCCCCGTTCGTCTCGATCGCCCAGAGCAGCAGCGCGATGGCGTCGGCTTCGTTATCGTCGGCGGGTGAGAACCCGCGCGCACGGGCTGCGGCAATCATCGCCTCCTTCGGGGCGTTGCCCTTGCCGGTAGCATGGCGCTTGATCGTGCCGACCGGCACGCCCTCGTAGGGAATGCCGCGTAATTCGGCCCATGCAGTCAGCGTGGCCATCAGCCCGCCATAGATGTGGCTCGCATCGGTGCCCGCGTGACGCCGCACCTCCTCGAACCAGATCGCGGCGACGGGCCCCGACAGCCGGTCGATCTCGGTCAGCCAGTTGGTGAAGCGCAGATAGCGCATGCCGCCCCCGTCGAAGCGGCCGGGGCGCAGCGAGACGGTGCCGCTGGTGATCAGACCGTCATGGCCGCGGATCGCCCAGCCGGTCGAGGTGCCGAGGTCGAGTGCGAGAATGCAGCGGAGCAGTCCACCACCCTCCCGCATCGGAACCGGGGGGTGGGTGACGGGTGTGACGGATGTGACGGATGGTTCCCTATCCGCTCCACAGGCGCGCACATGCGCGCGCGTAACGGTCTTATAGGTATGATCCGTCACATCCGTCACACACTCTGAATTCATTCGCATTTTCCTATTCTCCCGAGAAAAGGTCAGAGTTGCTGTCATCGAGGGCGATGCCCCGGAATCCCTTGGCCGCGCGGGTGTTGTGACGCTCGAAGCCCCGGACGATCAGGGCTTCCGAGAAGCGCTTGACCGAACCCGCGAACTCGCCGTTCGCATCGGCCCACGCCTTCCAGTCGGCGAACATCGCGGAGGTGCTGGCGCTGAGATGCAACCCGACAGAGCAGCGCTCGTCGATCCAGCGACCGATGGCGTCCTCGGCCTCGAAGTAATCCTCGGTCGCGGCCATCACCGCGGGCGGCGGGCGCAGGCCTGTCCGCTGCCATTCGATGCAGCCCTCAAGCGCCCACGCGAGGATCCCATCGCGTTCGGCCAGCAGTCTGTTCGCCAGGTGCTTGTCGCGCCGCGCGGGCGGGATGGTGACCGTGAACGGCACCATGTGCAGGCGCCGCTTCATCGCCTCGTCAACGTTGCGGATGGAGGGCTTGTGGTTGCCGACGATCAGCAGCTTGAACTGCGGGATGAACTCGAAGAAATCCTGCCGCATGAAGCGGGCTGTGATCTTGTCCCCTCCTGTCAGCGCCTTCAGCTTGCTCTCGGCCCAGCGGCTGCCCTGTTCCGTTTCGATGGACGTGACGATGCGCGCCCCGCGCAGCCCGGCCATGTCGGTCGGGTGGCGATCACCCTGCGTGGCCATGAACATGTCCATCGGCGCGACGGTGGCGTAGTCGCCGAGGATGGCGGTCAGGGTGTTGGCGAAGACAGATTTCCCGTTTGCGCCGGTACCGTAGAGAAAGAACAGCGCGTGCTCGGTGGTCACGCCCGTCAGGCAGTAGCCCGCCATGCGCTGCAGGTAGGATTGCAGTTCGCCGTCCCCGCCCGTGACGGTTTCGAGAAAGCCGAGCCAGACCGGACAAGTGTCTGCGACCGATGCCCCGGCGATGCGCGTCATGAAGAGGCCCGGGTCGTGCAGCTGCGAGGCGCCACTGCGCAAATCGACCACGCCGCCGGGCGTGTTCAAGAGCCAAGGATCGCGATCCCACGGCTCCGTCGTGGTTGCGTGGCGGCGATCGGAACGGGCAAGCCGCTCCACGGCGGACACGGTCGCGGCACTGGAAAGCTTCGCCTTCAGTCGCGCAGACCCGGCACGCGCCGCCGCCTCGCGGCAGATCATCCGTGCCAGGTCGAAGGCCTGCAGCGTCTCCTCGCGCCGCCAGAGCTTGCCCGACCAGGTCAGCCATTGCCCCCAGCCAGCGACGTAGCGCCATGTCTCGGCATGTCGGGCTGCGAAGGTTGCGGCGAGCGCATCCTCGGTGAAGCGCACCGGCACCGGCCCATCATGGCCCCCGCCAGCAGGGCCGCCGCTATCGGGACCGTCATCCTCGTCATCCATCTCGCCGTTTCGGGCGGCGTCGCGTTTCCAGAGGCGCTCGGCTTCCTCGCGCAGCCGATCCTCTGGCCAGGGAGGGGCAACGCGGGCCGCGTTGTAGGAGACGATTTCCTCCCACGCTTGTTCGCGCGGCACGTGGCCTTCGCGGGCACGGCGGATCCAGTAGCCGATTACGCGCGACAGCGCGTCGAACCGGGTGGTGCCATCCACGCCGCCTTCGCGGACCTGGCGACCGAACAGCTCGGTCACGCTGCCGCGCTCGGTGGCGGCCATGTTGAAATCGAGCCCGTTCTCGCCTTCGAGCGGCGGCATCGCGATGATCGCCTCAAGCAGTTCGCCAAGGTCGTGATCGCGAGGATCATGGTTCAGGATCTGCACCAGCCGCCGAAGACCCTGTTTGGCGTGGATCGATCCCGCCACGCGGATCGGCTGGTGCGCGGACCGGAACGAAGGGTCACCGCCGACCTTCGCGGCGATCATGTGCCGGGCGCGGCAGACCGTGGCGATGTCCTCGCCTTCGGCGGGCTCGGTCAGACGCCAGTAGAGGTGCAGCTTGCGCTGGCCCTCGGCGGTGACACCACCGGACGCGACCTCCAGCGTCGGGCAGCCGAGATGCTGCACGAGATGGTCGCGCTTCGAACCGATGTCGCCATTGTCGAGATCGACGAGCACCACCTGCGTCTGCACGATGCTGTCTGCCCGCGCGTCGCCGGGAGCCGCGACTGTGCCGGGTGCCACGAACAAGGCCATGCCGGCGTCGCTCGCCCACGTCGCCTGAAGCGCCAGCTTCGCGGCGAGCGTGGCGTCCGCTTCGATGAAGGGCACATGCGGCGGGCCATCGCCCGCGCCTTTCTCGGCCAGAGCACGGACCGGCACCCAGCCGTCGCAGTAGCCGAAAAGGACATCTGCATAGACCGCGATCATTTCAGCGTTGGGCGCGACGTCGTCGGGCGCGATGGTGTCGGATGGGACCGTCATGCCCAGCACCGTTCCCGCCACGCACAGAAGCGGCATTCAAAGTGGTCGGGGTCGGCCGTGTGGCGGGGAAGAAGTTCACCCGCATCACAGGCGCGCAGGATCGTCACCGCCTTGTCGCTGGCGGACTGGGCGAGTGCGGCATCGAACGGCACGAGTTCGTGCCAGATCTCGCACGTGTCCTTGTTGATCGCCGTGAAGAGCGCGGGCGCCTCGGTCAGGCCGAGATAGGCCTGGTAGAGCGCGATCTGGGCGGCGTAGACTGGCTTGGCCTTTCCGACGCCGTGCTTCGCGATTTCACGCCAGTTCTTGGCATTGGCCGATTTGCACTCCCAGAGCGCCGGTACAGCCATTCCGTTTGGCGCGGCGACGACCACCCCGTCGGCATGGCCCTGTACACGTCCCCCCACGACCGAAAAACCGAACTGATCGCCATGGCGATTGCGCGTGCGAAGGTCAAAACTCGCCTTGCGCAGCCATTCGATGGCCAGATCTTCGAGGACGTGCCCGAGCGCGAAGATGCGCAGGGACTGGCCAGAGAACCCGGCGCCCGGGTCTTTCGGCGTCTTCAGGTATTCGTATTGCAGTCTGCGCTGGCATACATCGCCCAGCCGGCTGCCACCAAGGTAGTCGCGTTGGGGGCGTTCAGCCTGTTCCGCGACAAGAGCCCGATCGATGCAGGTGTTGACCGTATCCGCAAAGCTCGGCGGCTTCTCCCGGTGATTGAAGTCGAAACCGGCGTCCATCAGAACGGCACCTCCGGATCGGGCCGGGGTGCGGTGGTCATCATCGCTTCTTGGAAGCCGTCGACCGCAGCGGTGGCGAGGGTGAGCGCCTGCGCCTCGTTGAGATCGGCGAACCGCGTGGTCCAGCCGATCTCGGCCATCAGTTCGGCCATGTTCTTCAAGGCGGCGCGCAGCGCGGCCTGTTCACGTTCATCGGGATCGATCATGCGCCAGCCCCGATGGTGGGTGACGATGGCGTGCGGGAATGCGGGATGACGCGGCGCGCCGGGTAGATGCTGTTCATGGGAGAGCTCCAGATGCTCTCCTCACCTACCGGCGCGCTGTCCTGACTGTCGGATGTGTGGATCAGAACACTTCGGGAACATGAACTTGTGCAATCACTGTTCCGCCGATAGCCTGAACTTCACCCCCGATTCATCCTGGAGCCGAATCGCGCATGGCATCTTTCAACCCAAAAGTATTCATCCGCCCGGACGGCCTGAAACGGATTGCAAACGTTCACCTGATCGATCTCCTCGAGCCGTGGCGCGAATATTTCGCAGGACGCGAGTTCGTCTTCCCGACCGACCCGGAAGACGAGTTTCCGCACAGTGATCTGGCGAAGGTTCTGCTGGCCTACGATCCTGACATGCCGATGGAGCTCATGAACGGGCTCTACTACATCGACGAGGCTGCCTCGGACGAAACGCTCGAATGGCTTATCGAGCGGGCGGTGGAGGAAGGAATCGCGATTTCGCCCGCCGAGAACCCGACGACCGCCGATGTGGCTGTGCAGATCCACCTCGCTCGCCCCGGCGTTCTTGAAGCAAGAACAGTGCGGGCGATTGCCTTCAACAAGTCGGCGTTCCAGTACTATCCGGGCCGACACGGCGACGGGCGTGAGCTTCCAGAGGTGACAGAGACGAATCTGGCGCGCATGACCGAGATCATGAACCCTTGGTTCCACGAACGCAGGAAAGGTCGAGGTGTGCGCGCCTTCTGCTTCCGGCAGGAACAGAAGTTCTGGCTGGTCATCCGGCACGGCAAAGCGGCCGTCCGGGAAGGGAAGCACGAGGAAGACGGGGAGTCTGGTGCAGCGTTCTACCGACCGCAGAAGCACGATGTAATAATCTATGACGCTGTTCTGGATCTCCTCGGCATCAACGCGGAGACCAAGGGCGAGCGGGATCTGTATCGCAGTACATTGGGTGAGTTGGTCTTCGGCCGATCGAACTATTTCGGCGAAGGAGAGGTGTTCACGCTCGCGCCGATCAGGACGGTCGGGCCCGACATCCTCAAGTGCGGCGACGTCGACGGCGTGACGCGCGTCCGTCTCCTGGAAATCGTGCGCGTGATTCCAGGCGATCCTCCCCAAATCGACATCCGCCGGTCGTCGCACCTCTACCAGTCTCTCGGCACGCATTGGCAGGATGCACTGTCACGCGGCAAGATCACCTCGGCCAAGTTCGGCTTCCTGTTCGAGGATTCGAGTCGCGAGCGTGGTGTCCATATCCGCCTCGACTCGGCCCGCTATGACCGGGATTCGGATGCAGCGCGGGTCGAAGCCTGGCTCCGCGAGCGCGGGTTCTTCGACATCAACCGGGAAACGGACGTGATCGATGAGGACGAGCCGGTTCTGGCAAGCGCTTGAGGCTCTTGGCGGCGCGGCTCCTCAGTGTGACTGGGTGCAGGCCCTTGGTGACGATTGGGCCATCGCCGGGGCATTGCTGCTCAGGACCGGCGACCTTGCCGAAGACCTCGTCTGCCCACGGTCGAGCGAAAACGGGTGCCTCCGACAACTTTTGCGGATGCCTGATGGCAGTTACCGGGCAGAATGCGGCGATGTTCCGCGCCGCTGCAATACCTTCCGACTCGAGAAGGACGAAGTCCGGATCCTCGCGCTTCACCATGGCAGGCTCGTCGCCGCCCTGATCCGCGCCTTCGACTTGCAGGATACGACGCCCAGATCAGCTCCGGCATTCGTGCAGCCGCTCGGGCGCTACGATGTGCGATCGGGCGTCGGCTTCGCCCTGTTTCTCGGCCTCGCGGAGCGGGGAAATCCACTTCGGTTTGCCGATCTCGCGCCCGTCTTTCGCACGCCGGGCCCGAGAGCGGTGTTGATCTCGAATGCATCAAGCATAGACCTCGACCTGGCTTCGCGGCTGACCGAAGCAGAGGCGCGTGTTTTCCTTCTCGATGATATCGTTGTCTGGGATCAGCGAACCACGCTCACAGCAAGGTTCGATCCCAAGGTAATCTTCAGAGACCTGATCGCGAAAATGCCGGGCTCCGACGATGACGAAACGGCGTCGCCGGCAGTGGCACTGCCCCCTGGCACAAGTTGGTCGTCGATCCAGATCGCGTTCGAGAATGACGAGTTGTTCAATCTGAGCGCGCCAGGCGTCCAGCGGGCGGTTGCGCCTGCGGACATCGGCATGGCGGACAAGCGTACAGGAAAGGCGCGGCTTCCGTGGGAGTGGCTACGCAGTTTCGCGTTTCACAACGGTCGAATGCCGGTGGGCAAGAGCAGCGCGCAGAAGCACAAGCAGTTCGTTAGCGAGCGACTCTCGGCTTTCACAGGGATCGCTGAGGATCCGATCGAGGACGATTCCGGCCATTACCTCGCGAAGTTCCGCATCGATGGCGGGGGGCTGAGGCAGGGCGTCGCCGGACGGTCCCGACGAAATTTCGTCGACGACGACTGACCCTTCCCGAACTTTTTTCGTCCCTCTCAACCCCCTGAAACCGCAAGGTTTCGTGGGGTTTTTCGTTTTCCGATCACCCTGATTTCGAGGCCCTCCAACGAATTTTCGCCGGTCCCGGTCACTCGGGCCGCGTGCCCGTCCACCTGGACGAAGGCGAAACTTCATGGAGCGTTTCCACCCAATCTGCGACGCGCGCTCGCGCGTCTCCCGCAACATCACCATTCGCGCCGAACGGCTGGCCCGCTCGGGTTCCGTCCCCGGAATGGACGCCGAGGACATCAAGCAGGACCTGCGGCTGCACCTCTATCGCCGGGACGGGAAGTTCGACCCGGCTCGCGGTCAGTATGACACCTTCGCCGACCGCGTGCTGGCGAACCGCATCGCCACGCTGGCCGCGCCGACCGAACGGCTGCGGGCCGAGCGGGCTTGGATCGATTTCGACAGCCCCGCCGAGGGGCGGGGCGATGACGAGATGTTGCCGCTCGCGGAAACGCTGCCCGACAGCGCGATGCCGAATGCCGCCGTCACACGCGCAGGGGACGAGGCGTTCGGGCTGGTCCGGGACGTCCAGCGGCTCCTTGCTGGCCTGACCCCGACCTGCCGCGCCCTCGCGCTGGCGCTGATCGACATGTCGCCGACGGAAGCGGCCGAAGCCCTCGGGATCCATAGGAGCACCGTCTACGCCCGGCTCGCCACCATCCGGAAGGCGGCCGAGGCGCTTGATCTCGCGGCATATCTCGGCACCGCCCCGACAGTCTCGGAGGCACGCCGGTAGGTGACAACAGGACCGGCGATGACCCGGTCCGCCAGTTTCATGCCGGGCCCTCGGAGGAATGCAACACCCCCACGCGGGGAAACACTCCGACCGCAAGCTCCAGGGCGGCGTCAGGCCCGGCAGCAGTCTTCCCGACGATCTCTGGACAGCAACCGACGACAACACGGAGCGTCATCATGTTCAAGACTACCCCTCTGAAGCGCCTGCGCGAACTGCGCTGGCTGGAAATGCTTCCCGACAACATCGACGTCCCGGCGGTCTTCGACAGGCCGGACCAAGTCGTGCCGATCGAACGCGCCACGGTGGACGAGATCGAGTTCGCCCTTGTCGCCCTGGCGCGACAGCAATCCGACCTCTACCGCCTGACCGGCACGCTCGGTGACGTGCTGAAGATGGCGCGCCGTCAGGGCGCCTGTGGCGCGGACAATGCCATCTCGGCGGCTGCGCGGGACCTGGAGGGCGGCAAGTGAGCGCCCCCTTCGGCAGCGCGCCGCTCCGCATCATTACGGCCGACGAACGCCTGCGCGAAGCTCGCGGCATCAAGGGGGTGCTTACGGGCACCTCCGGCATCGGGAAGACCACGCAACTGCTGACCCTCGATCCGCAGCAGACGCTCTTCCTGAACCTTGAGGCGGGCGAGCTGGCCGTGCAGGGCTGGCCTGGCGACGAGATCCGCATCCGCGACTGGGAGGTCGCCCGCGATCTCGCCGCCTGGATCGGCGGCGCCAACCCGGCCATGCGGGACGACCAGTCCTATGGGCCCGGGCACTTCGCGCGAGTCTGCGCGGCCTTCGGTCACGTAAGCCAGCTCGACAAGTACGACACGGTCTTCGTCGACAGCATCTCCGTCGCCTCTCGCATCTGCCTTCAGTGGTGCAAGGGCCAATCCCAAGCCCAGTCCGACCGCACCGGCAAGCCGGATCTCCGCGCGACCTACGGGTTGCTCGGCCAGGAGATGATCGGCTGGCTCACGCATCTGCAGCACACGCCCGCCAAGAACATCTGGCTGGTCGGTCTTCTCGACCGCAAGCTCGACGACTTCGGCAAGCCCTTCTTCTCGATGCAGATTGAGGGCTCGAAGACCGGGCTCGAACTGCCCGGCATCGTGGACGAGGTCATCACCCTGACCGAACTGCGCCCTGAGAAGGGTGACCCGTTCAGGGCCTTCATCTGCACCACCATCAACGATTCGGCCTGCCAGCGAAGGACCGCAGTGGCCGGTTGTCGATGATCGAGCCCGCCCATCTCGGGCGGCTCATGGCGAAGATCCGTGGTCCGCGCCCAGAGGGCGCTGCCCGCCTGAACTTCGATCTGCCCGCGGCCGCCACCACACCCAATCCCCCGACGACGAAAGGAGCATGACAATGGCGAGCGACATGGATTTCAACGGCGCGGACACGCAGGACGCGGCTTTCGACCTCATCCCGGCCAACACGCTGGTCAAGGTCTGCCTCACCGTCCGCCCCGGCGGCGCGGGCCCGGAAGGCTGGCTCACCCAGAGCAAGACCAGCCCGGCCCTCTACCTCAATACCGAGGCAGTCGTGATGGAGGGGCCGTTAGCACGGCGTCGCATCTACACGCGCATCGGCTTTCGCGGAAAGGCTGCGGGCGGTCCCGGCGACGACACCTATGGCAACCGCGGGCGGGCCATGATCCGCGGCATCCTCGAATCCGCCCGCGGCGTGCGTGCCGATGACCAGTCGAACGCCGCCCGCGCCGCGCGGATGATCCGCAGCCTCGGCGAGTTGAGCGGGCTGGAGTTCGCGGCGCGCATCGGCATCGAGCGCGACAAGGACAAGCCCGACGACACCGGGCGCAACGTCATCAAGGCCGCGCTCGGCGCCGACCATGCCGAATACGCTCGGGTGATGGGCGGCGTGCCCCAGCCGCCGCAGCAGGGTCAGTTCACCGCCTCGGGCCCGCAGCTTGCGGACAACGGCATGGGTCAGTCGGGCGCGCCGTCCTCCGGCTCCGCGCCCTTCTGGGCACGCTGAGGGGGACGACCATGATTCCGCGCGACTATCAGAGGGCGGCGGTCGATGCCGCCCGCGACCGCACCGCCGCACATGGCAACACCATGCTGGTGCTGCCCACCGGGGCGGGAAAGACGGCCATCGCCGGTTTCTACATCGGCGAGGAACTCGAGCACCGCAGACACGACCGCGTCCTGGTTCTGCAGCACACCGACGAGTTGATTGATCAGAACCGCAGGGCCATCGGCACTGTCACCGGACTGGCCACCTCGGTGGTCAAGGCCGAACAGGACGACTGGGAGGGCCGCATCGTCTTCGGAAGCGTCCAGACCTTGGCGCGCGCCAACCGGCGCGAGCGGATGGCGCCGGTCTCGCATCTCGTCATCGACGAATGCCACCGTTCCGCGGCGCAAAGCTATCAGTCCATCATCGACGAGGCCCGGGCGCTCAATCCGGAGATCAAGCTGCTCGGGCTCTCGGCCACGCCGGGTCGCGGCGATGGCCGCAGCCTGCGCCGCACCTTCAGCAATGTCGGCTATCATCTGAAGATCGGCACGCTGATCGGTCGCGGTCTCCTGGTGCCACCGCGCACCTACACCATCGATCTCGGCGTCGAGGACGAACTGGCCGGGCTGGGCGCCACCGCCGGCGATTTCGACATGCGCGCGGCAGACAAGGTGCTGAACCGCTCGGTGCTGAACGAGGCCGTCGTCGAACACTGGCAAGCGAAGGCAGCGGACCGGCGCACCATCTTCTTCTGTGCGACGGTCGACCATGCCGATGCGGTTGCCGAAGCATTCCGCACGGCCGGCGTCACGGCCGAGACGATCTCGGGCGAGATGCCATCGCGGACGCGCGCCGACCTCATCGCCCGGTTCGACCGGGGTGAGGTGCAGGTGCTGACGAACTGCATGGTCCTGACCGAGGGTTTCGACAGCCAGCCCGTCGGCTGCATCGGCATCCTGCGCCCCATGCTGCACAAGGGCACCTTCATCCAGGCAGTCGGTCGCGGTCTGCGGCGGGTCGATCCCGCGCGTTTCCCAGGCATCGTGAAAACCGACTGCGTCGTGCTCGACTTCGCGGGCGCGGCGCTGCGGCACGGGTCGCTCGAACAGGAGATCACCCTCGACGAGGACGATCCTGAGCCCGGCCAGGCACCGTGGAAACTGTGCCCGACCTGTGAGGCTGAATTGCCGCTTGGAGCATCGGTCTGCGATTTCTGCGGTCACGTCTTCACGCGGGAACGAGCAGAGGCCCGACTGCTGACCGCCTTCGACATGATGGAGATCGACCTGCTGGAGCGGTCCCCGTTCGCCTGGTGCGATTTGCATGGCGACGGCCAGGCGATGATGGCGAGCGGGTTCAATGGCTGGGCCGGGGTGTTCCATGATGGCGCGCTCTGGCACGCGCTCGGACAGCCGAAAGGCAGGGCGATCCGGCCGCTCGCCATCGGCACCCGGGTGCAGGCGCTCGCCGCCGCAGACGATTTCCTGCGCGCCACCGAGACGGGGACCGCCTCGATCAAGAGCCGTCGCTGGCTGAACGACCCGGCGACCATGAAACAGATGGACCTGCTGCAACGCGCGGGGCACGAGGCCAATGGGCTGGATTTCAGCCTGTCGAAATACGCCGCCAACTGCCATCTGAACTTCCGTTGGAACCGCGGCGCGATCACCGCTGCCGTTCTTGGCCGTGCGGAGCGGTCGGCTGCATGAAACGCCCCAATCCGCTCCCGCCCGACCAGATGACGCCCGCAGAGCGCCGCATTGAGCTATGCGGCCTGCTGGCGCTCGGGCTGGTTCGGTTGCGGATGCGGGATGGGAGCGAAGTATCTGACGATACTGGAGAACGTTGCCTACACTATCCGCCCGATCAATGCCGTCATGCAACTCCAACTCATCGGAGATATGCATGAACAAGCCCGATCCCATCCCCGCGCGCCTGGCTGCGCTCAAGAGCACACCGACGCCCGACCTGAAGCAACAGTGGCGCGACTTGTTCGACAGCGAGCCGCCACCCTTCAATCGCCGCTATCTCGAAAGCCGCATCGCGTATCGCATCCAAGAACTCGCCTATGGCGGGCTGAAGCCCGAGACGATCCGGCGGCTTGAGCGGCTGGGCGAAGAACTGGACGGCGGCGACAGGAAGAAGCGCAGCATCCGCGCCGACCGCGACCGCCCCATCACGGGCACGCGCCTCCTGCGCGAATGGCAGGGCGTCGAGCAGATCGTCACCGTCACCGCCGACGGCTTCGAATGGCAGGGGCGGCCCTACAAGTCGCTTTCCGCCATCGCCCGGGCCATCACCGGCACGCGCTGGAACGGGTGGACCTTCTTCGGGCTGAAGAACCACAGGGGGCGGACATGACGAAGCCGCCCGAGAAATCGAAGGTCGTCCGCAAGCTGCGCTGTGCGATCTACACTCGGAAATCCTCAGAGGAAGGGCTGGAGCAGGAGTTCAACAGCCTGCATGCCCAACGTGAGGCCTGCGAGGCCTACATTGCCAGCCAGCGTTCCGAGGGCTGGGTGCTGGTCCGCGATCAGTATGACGACGGCGGCATCTCGGGCGGCACGCTGGAACGCCCCGGCTTGCGGCGGCTGCTGGAGGACATCGATGACGGGCTGGTCGATGTGGTGGTGGTCTACAAGATCGACCGCCTCAGCCGTTCGCTCGCCGACTTTGCCAAGCTGGTCGAGGTATTCGACAGGAACGGCGTGACGTTCGTCTCGGTCACGCAGTCGTTCAACACGACCACCTCGATGGGGCGGCTGACGCTGAACATCCTGCTGTCGTTCGCCCAATTCGAGCGCGAAGTGACGGCCGAGCGCATCCGCGACAAGGTCGCCGCGAGCCGCAAAAAGGGTATTTGGATGGGCGGGGTGCCGCCATACGGCTACCGAGTCGAGAACCGAAAGCTGGTGGTCGACGAGGAGCATGCCGAGCATGTCCGCTGGATCTTCACTCGATTCCTCGAGATTGGGTCCTGCACGGAACTGGCGCGGGAGGTCGGCGCGCGCGGCATTCGCACCCCGCGCGGGAACAGGATCGACAAGAAGTACGTCTATCGGATGCTGAACAACCGCGCCTACATCGGCGAGGCGGTCCACAAGGGCGACAGCTATCCCGGCGAGCACGATGCCATCATCGACCGCGAGACGTGGGACCGTGTCCATGCGATCCTGCAGGAGAGCCCCCGGAAGCGCGCCGCACGCACACGCGCCGACACGCCCGCGCTGCTGAAGGGGCTACTATTCGGGCGCGATGGCGCCGCGTTCTCGCCCACCCACACCCGCAAGGGCGGGCGGCTTTACCGCTACTACGTCAGTCAGACTGTACTGAAGCATGGTGCTGGTGTGTGTCCAGTCGGCCGCGTGCCAGCGGGCGAGATTGAAGCTGCCGTGATCGACCAGCTGCGCGCCGTGTTCCGCCAGCCCGAGGTCGTGGCGGGCACGTGGAAGGCCGCGCGCACCCACGCTGAAGACACCTCCGAAGCCGACGCCCGCATGGCGCTACAGCAATTGGACCCGCTCTGGGACGAACTTTTCCCCGCCGAACAGGCACGCCTCGTGGCGCTGCTGGTCGAGCGCGTCGATATCGGAGTCGACGGCCTGAACTTGCGGCTACGTATCGACGGTCTCGCTGGCCTTTCCCGCGAGATGCGGGACGGCGACATCGGAGAAGCCGCATGACACACGGCGCGCCGATACCCGAGACCGTGACGCTCCACGTCCCGTTCCGCGTCGTGAAGCGCGGCGGCCGAAAGGAAATGCACCTGCCCGATGGCGTTCGGCCAGACCGCAAGGCGGACAAGACACTGGTCAAGGCGCTGGCCCGAGCCTTCCGCTGGAAGCGGATGCTCAAATCGGGTGAGTTCGCTACCATCGCCGAACTGGCAGAGCAGGAGGGGATCGCAACGTCCTATATGACGCGCATCCTGCGCCTAACGCTGCTTGCGCCAGACCTCGTTGAGGCGATCCTCGACGACAAGCTGGGCCGGGAGATGACGTTGGCGCAGGTGCTGGAGCCCTTCCCGTTAGAGTGGAGCCTGCAGCAACAGGCACCTGCCGTGCTAGAGAGCAACAAAGGACGTTCTGGCCCAACCTGATGGTCGATCACCGCTTCCAGACTCCTGTCGAAGAGTCCATACTTCTCTTGACCAACGCACCGGGGTCAGGCACAAAACGAGAACGGAGGTGGCGATGGCTCGGGAACACAAGAAACAAGTGACGGTTCTGTTAGAGCATCAAGAGGATCGCCGCTTTTCCGCGTATTGCGAAGAAAAGGGCTACAAGAAATCAACCCTTATCGCCCGCTTGGTACGTGAGCACCTCGATAGAGAAGGCTTCCATTCACAAGGTGAGCTTTTCCACAGCGCATCGCGACATGAATGAAAATAAAAACAAGAACGAAAGATTGAGGCCATCGATGCAACCAAATAAAAAAATGAAATCCCATGTGGGTCGAGGCATTGAAGAGGTCCAGGTGATCGACTTCTTCAGCGGTTGTGGCGGTATGTCTTTCGGCTTCCACACTGCTACCGCTCGCAATGTAAAGTACCGTGTTCTCGGCGGCCTCGACATCGACCGGCACGCCAACGCGACATACGAGCGGATGCTGAAGAAGCCCGCCATAATGAACGACATTCGGCGACTGACTGATCGAGAATCGCTCGAGGAGGCCCTCTCTCAATGGGGCTATGACTCAAGTAAGCCGCTGATCCTAATTGGATGTGCGCCCTGCCAAGGATTCAGCTCTCACAGAAAGAAAGATCCCCGCGAAGACGAGAGAAATGAGCTTCTTGCCGCCTTTGGCGCCATCGTTCTGGCGCTGGAGCCGGCATTGGTTGTAATGGAAAATGTACCCGAAATGCTTCAGAAAAAATATTGGAAGCATTATGAAGCGTTCTCGTCACAATTGGAGGAACATGGGTATATTACACGCGCACGATTACACAACCTCGCCAGCTTTGGTGTTCCGCAAGAGCGGTATAGGGCCTTGGTGTTATCTTCACGGCTCTCTCATCGCACTGAAATGCCGCGACCCACACATGCTCCAAGCAAGTTTGTTTCGGTTCGAGACGCTATTGGCGAGTTACCACCTCTTTCTGCGGGCGAAGAGTGCAAACATGATCCGATGCACAAGACGTCAAAGCACCGCCGTGAAACGATTGAGCTTCTCAAGCTCATTCCGCACGACGGAGGCAGCAGGAAGTCGCTTCCTGATGGCGTTGGTCCCCAATGTCACACGAAGGTTGATGGCTTCCGAGATGTTTATGGTAGGTTGTGGTGGGATCGTCCAGCTGTAGCAATTACCGCTCGCTGTCGAACGCCGTCTTGCGGCCGGTTTGTACACCCTACGCAAGACAGGGGCCTATCCGTTCGAGAAGCGGGCCTGTTGCAAGGCTTCCCAGCCAACTATCATTTCGAGGGACCATTTGACGACAAGTTCAAGCAGATTGGCAATGCTGTCGCACCAACCTTCGCTCGCGCGTTGGCTGAACATATCGATCAAGCTTGGGTCGGCGAAGCCGTAAGCACTTCACTTGAAGAAGACGTGCGCGCACCCATCGAGAAATCCATTTCTTCAGCTCTGGCAGGAATGAAGAGGCGCCTCAGGCTAGCCGAACAAGAGGCAGAGGTGGCTTGATGGCGCTCCATGGGGTTGACCTCTTCTGTGGAGCTGGCGGCCTCTCACTGGGGCTGCGGGAAGCAGGCATAAGGCCGGTTTTCGCGGCCGATTTTGACGCGCATTCGTGCGCGACATACCGAGCAAACCTTGGCGATCACGTCCGCCAACTCGACCTGTCAAAGACCTCCGTTCGGGAGTTCATTTCGATGGTTCGAGATACGACGGAACGCGTTGACATAGTAGCTGGGGGGCCGCCATGTCAGGGCTTTTCTGTCCAACGTCGCGGACAACCTCTCGACGCCAGGAACGAGCTTGTGAAGAAGTTTGGGGAGTATGCCTTAGCCCTATCGCCTAAAGCGATCTTGATGGAGAACGTTCCGACTATTCTCGGCGCACGGGGGCGTGCCTTTATCGAATTTATCACCGAGGCCTGGGAGCAAGAATACGTTCTGCACAAGGCCGTTTTAGACGCGGTTTCTTACGGTGTCCCCCAGTTCCGTCGGCGGGCCTTCATCGTCGCCATTCGGAAGGACTTGAATGCACAGTTCTCCTTTCCCGAGCCCACGAGGTTGCCAGAGGAATATGCCACTGTAAGGGAGGCTATTGCCGATCTCCCGTCTCCACCAGAAGACTTCAATGAACACCCCGACCACCACAATCATCGCCGTGTGGCTATCTCGGACCGAAACCTTGAAAGAATAAGCTACGTTCCCGAAGGTGGTGGACGGTTGGACGTGCCTTCGCACTTACAGTTGCCCTGCCATAAAGCCTCAAATGGTCACCGCCATCTCGATGTCTATGGTCGGCTCTGGTGGAACCGTCCATCGGGCACACTCACTGCTATGTTTGACAACTTCACGCGCGGCCGTTTCGCTCATCCTGAAGACAACCGCAATATCACGAGCCGAGAGGGTGCGCGCCTGCAGTCGTTTCCGGACAGCTTCAGGTTTCTAGGTCCGAAGAAGGACGTTGCCAAACAAATCGGCAACGCTGTTCCCCCTCGTCTCGGGCAAGCGGTGGGCGAAGCCCTCGTCCAAGCACTTTCGGACGAGAGGCCAACGAGCAAGGAGACTGCTCAGTGCACCAGCTCTCTCTTGCAAGAGAAGTTTGTCGGAAATTGTGACTGTGACGATCGGCGCGCCCTCTAACGTCGTGCCGACGACTTTGGCGTATTCATTTCTTTCCGTGAGATGGACTAGAATTCCTAAACCCGCATTCAGACTTCTCACGTAGCACGTCAACTGATAGAGGTCTGTGGCTGCGCCGGAACTCATCGGATCCAACAACTTATATTTTGCATCTACAGCGCCAATGGTCCTGCCCTTGGCCTCAACAATCACATCGGGGTCCAATAGCGGGCCCCCGTCAGGGAAGAGGCGAGTTTCACTTCCCCGCAGTCCATGCAAACGAGCATCGGCTTGGACGGCTGAGTCCTGGAGCCACACATCGACGAGCACTTGCACACAGCACTCCCAAAGCGCCTCGATGTTGCGGAACCTAGCTATTCCATTTGGTAAGTGCGCCACCCATCCACCGAAGAGGTGTCCCGTAGTCAGGATTTGGATGCAGCACTTAAGAAGCCTGAAAGCAGCTGTGTTGGGCCCTATAGCAAGATTCTGGATCGCGCCGTGAGCGGCTACGATAGCCTCTTCGCTCGTGCCGAATGGCTCCGCGACATCGAGCGCTTGGGAGAGTGAGTGTACTTCCCTGAGTGTCCTCGACGTCACGCCGACTAGGGTTGGAAGGATCGGGATGACAGATTGAACAACACGATTGAACTGTTGGTCTTGGCGATGGACTGAGCGCGTCGCGATTACGCGATGACGGATACCTCGAGCTGCAATTTGGCGTACGGTCTTGCCAAATTCAATTCTGCCTCTCGGGAATGACGTGGCGTGAGTTTCTCGAGCATACTGCCAAGGAATACCCTCGTAGACGCAATTAAGAAGCGCGTCACGGAACTCACCGGCGGGATCGCCCTCTGTCGAACCATCCGGAACACCATCTGACTTAAGATTGTCCAAGTGCTTTTCTTTTGACAACAATGCCAAGCGATCCATTGCTGCTAGAACGCTTGGAGATTTTGGCTCGATGCTGACGCTAGCCGACGGAAGTACAAGTTCACCGACGTAGTTTCCTGGCGTAACAACGAAACCGGCATTGCTCCGTGCAATCCGGAGAACGTTCTTTGAAGCCAAAGCCCTCATAGGTTGGTCAAGAGAATGCAAACGCCACTCGTCAAGGGTGACTACGACAGACGATCCACGCTCCTGTAGAATCAATCTCATTTCTTGACTCAAGCCGATTGGTCAATGCTTGGAATGCCCTCAGCGTCAGACAATTTCGATCCTTGATCTCCACTAACAGCTTCTTCTAAAGGCTGGGTATCTCGATATGGAAACGAGTTGTAAGCGGCCTCGTATGCTTCGTGAATTCTTCCCAGTGGATCTGACAATAAAGGCCGTACTGTACCGTTGAAGATGTCAGCTAGAGCGCCGGCATCCTTCGCGTGCGCAAAAACACCGTGCCCAAACGGCAAGTCCTCAAGGTGCCGATCAAACCACTCAATTAGCCGATCCAAGACCTCGTGTGGTAAATTGCTGAAAAGCATCTCCTTTAAAGAAGCAACGGACGAGGGCACTGGAATTCTGTGAACTCGTCTGTTTACTGCGTCGTCCAGTGAAAGCGCTGAGCGATCTCGCGGGTTCATTGTGGTGAGAACAATCAGATTTGGCGCGATCTGCGTTTCGGACTGAGAAATGGAAAGCGTAAAATTCCGGCCCCGATGTTCAATGTACGTAAGCAACTCTCCAAGTACGGAGTGAGCGTTCGCCCTGGTAAATTCCTCGATCACCAAGACATACTCTCTTCCGGGATCCTCCAACGCCTTTTCATTAATTTTCCGAAGGGTCTTTGGGCGAAGCTGAAAGCCCTGTCCATCAGCTCTCGGAACAAACCCTTCAACGAAATCCTCGTATGAAGTACTATCGTGGAATTGGATCTCCATACTTCTCGACGGATCTCCATCAGTGATTTGATCGGCCACAATTCTCGCCAGACGAGTTTTCCCCGTCCCTGGTATACCTGAGAGCGCTATGATTTTCCGAGCACCGTGCACCCTAACCGCCGTCAACACCTCTTTCACCAAATTAACATCAGCTGTCGCCAACGGCGGGCGTTCCGCGGCCTCAACTGGCGACATCAAGTAGGAAATGTAGCTCGATCGATTAGACCAAGCGTCCTGCGGGACTTCAGGAACGGCTTCATCGAGTAGACTATCAAAGATTGCGGCATTCTCATTGGTCAGCGTACGAAAGCCATCGGAAGCCGCTTCTGAGGGGATCAACACTCCGCCCAAGCCAGCTCGGTTGAACCAAGGTGTTATGTGCCGTGGATCGTTGGTGAGAGCGTTCTGGCCAAGCTCCTTGAGCTCCACCTCGCTAGAGTAGCCCGTCGGAAATCGCTTTCGAAATTCTGAAATTCGCGAGATGGCGCTCTCGAGCTCGTGTTCGTCATGGATATGACCGAGAACCCGGTTAATGTCCTGCCAGTGAAGCCTATTGTCGAGTTGCCGAAAGGCCTTCCAAATGGCCCGGAGTGGACGCAGGTTCGATCCAGCCGGAACGCCGGAAGCCGGATTTCCACTTCGGTCGGGCTTCGCCAGGAGGACGCGGTTTGCAACCATCGCACCCAGTCGAGCAATCTTATGATTTGCTCCCTCTAAGGACGCGGCTACATCGTCGAGGCCGTCGACAACTGCGCGGCCAAAGCGGGTGGCTTGGACAGTGCCATCTTCGTCAACCGTCAACAGCCCCATTTCTTCGAACGCCGTCTTCCATGTCCGGAGCCTTTGCTCTGAGATCTCAGCGTTTCGAGTTTGCCCCCCCAGTAGTCCTCGTGGAAAAACGATCTATTGCCGCCTTAAGCGCAGCACGGGTACTCTCATAGTTGCGCTCCCGAAAATTGGTTCCATCTGCGGATAGTATTGCCCACAGATAGTGAGGTGCGGTCACGCCGGGTATTGAAAGGTCAACGTCTGGGCTCTCGTGGTTTGAAATCGGCCAGCTCATCTCTGCGTAACCTCTTGCGCCAGCCGCGAGATCAACGAACATGCTTCGGAAATATGAGGTTCTCCATTGGGGATGCCGGAGTTTAAAACAGGTTTGAGTTCCATTAGTCTTGATTCCCCTTATCTATGTCCGTCTGGAGCACCGCGTCTGCCGAAAACACGGCTACACATCGCGTTGTTCTTCGGTCAGGTTTGCTCTAGGTTCGCAACGCAAGGTAAGACCGCGCGGAACTCTAAGCAATGACCGACGTGTTCGATCCGCAGACGCGGTCAAGGATCATGGCGAGCGTTAAGCAAAAGGACACCGCTCCCGAGATCGCCATTCGCAGTGCGCTTCACAAGAAGGGCTTCCGCTACCGTCTTCACTCGAAAAAGGTCTATGGAAGGCCCGACTTGGCCCTTCCCATGCACCGCGCCGTCATCTTCGTTCACGGCTGCTTCTGGCATCGGCATCATGGATGCCGCTACGCCTCTACACCGTCGACTCGCGCGAACTTCTGGCAGGCAAAGTTCGAGGCGAACGTTGCTCGGGACAGCGCCGTCCGTGGAGTGCTGCTTGCGGCGGGTTGGCGTGTAGCGACGATCTGGGAGTGTGCCCTGCGAAAGCCCGAACAGGCCTCGCTAGCGACCGAGCGTCTTTCAGCATGGCTACTGACTGAAACTGACACGCTCGAGCTCGGCGAAGTCGAGGTCTCGGCACCCACCAGTGAAGGCGACGATGTCGGCTCTTCCAGCTGA